TGAGGAATCATTCCCATTGACGCGATCGCATTGATATCATTATCAGCTGTTCCAGTTCTGCCTTGAGACTTCATAAGTCTCTCTGCTGTAAACTGAAGCTCAGAAGGAATAATCATTTTTACTCCTCTTGCTGCAACTCTAAGACCTCTTTCGTCAGTCATTTGAGCGATGTCAATCATTGACTGCTCTAACGACGTTTCGTTAAGATCCGCTTGAGTAGATAGCGTGTTCTTGAAAGAACCAGCTATTGTAGTGTGCGAAGTGTTAAACAGAGATACACCATCACCTGACTTAAATGTGTTAGTTGATGGTAGACCATTAATTAATGGCTCTACTGCTTTTACTTGTTTCGCATTACTCATAGATCTTGCTAAAGCTTTTGTATATCTAGACGCAAGTCTGTCATACAAATTGTCCTCGATCGCTTCTTCAGTGATCGCGAACGCTAAAGCCACTGTCTCGTGAGTGTATCTAGCTGTGAAAGTTTCTTGTGCATCATCAAAAGATACTCCTGCACCTTCAGCTTTCACTTGTGCGTTTCCGAAACCAGATAACATTACTTCTTCTTCAAAAGCTCTGTCACTGTTTTCTGCAGTATAAATCTCAGCATGCTGATTTTCATACCTTTTATATTCCAGCCCAAATAGTGCATTTAGGCCAGGCTCTAGTTCTTTGACTAGTTGTGATCGTGATATTGCCATAGTCTATATACTCCTATTATACTTGGTTGTACGAGTTAAGGTTTGGAACAACAATACCTGAAAAGAATGCTGCAGTAATATCCTCATTTTCAGGATCTTCTGCTGATCTAATCAGTCTAAATTGTTTACCGTCCGCACTAGTTTCACTAGTATCCAAAGTCGATGAAGACTTACCAGTAGTATCACTACCAGCTGATGCGTTCATGTCATATGTTGCTAGGAACTGCGCTTGAGTTCTTGCTGCGTCCGAACTTACCACGTATTGCTGGAATGGGTCGTCCATTACAAAGGCTGTTGTGTCTTCACTATTAGCCGGTGTGATAGTTGCTTTGTAGAAATTCGCAAACGTCGGCTTTAATGTATTCGCGTCGTTGTAGAATATTCCGTTCAAAACACCTACGATATTTGCAGCAGAACCATTTCCGCCTACTACATAACCGCTAGAGATTTTAACACATTCACCATTGTAAATAGTAGTGCTGTGGCCAGCATCGATAAAGTACTTACCTTGGCCTTGGATAGATGGTCCACCACCTAATCTTCCAGCTGGGATAAGTCCAAAACCTTGTGTGTTTCTGTTTGCCATAGTTTTCTCCTATTCCAATCGTTGTTAAGTTAATCCGATGATATTTAAAATTTTACTTTTTCGTACCACCGAAGGTTACACGAGATTGCCTTTCAATATTGATAGGCATTCTACTATCTTGCTCCTTCATAAGATCGTTGTCTACTGCATCGCTTCGTTCTCTATGACGGTTAGTCATATAGTCTTGTCTTTGTCGAGCGATCTCAACAGGTACCTTCGCAAGTAGAAGGCCACCAACCCCGATAACTCCCTTGTATTTACCTTCATCAAGTACAGGATAGTCAGATGCATTTTCAACTTCTTCAGCTCTTACGAGTTCATAACCTTCTCTAATTCGTCCAGTTACGTTCTTCGTATCGTGAAAGCCAACGCTCTCTGCTCTAATCCATCTATACCTGAATCCATCAGGTGCAGGGGGTGCATCTAGAGAAGATGGAGGAACCCACACTTTAGGTCTTTCCGACTTTGTTCGTGTTTGGTCCGCACGAGAAGTTTTTGTATTATCTTTTTCCATGTTACGCTCCTTCCGTGAGTTTAATTTGTTTTGCGTACTCTTCGAGTGGCACTCCAAGTTTTCTAGCTATTGCTACCTGAGAGGAAGTGAGTCTCACAGTTTGCCTTCCTTGTCTTACAGCTGTTCGTTTGACAGAGGCAACATTTTGCGTCGGTTTCGACGTTTGTGTTTCCTTTGTATCAAATTTATGCGGAAATTCAAGTCTTATTCTTTTATCAACTTCTGCATAGTATTCATCTGTTTGAGGATCAAAGCCTTCCCTTTCAACTAGATCTTTATGGATTTCAAAGGCTGTAAATGTCATGGCTCTATCTTTTCCAAACCATGAATTATTACTTGCCCAGTCTTCCGCCTTTGGATCAGGTGTAGGTAAACTTTGAGGTGTGCTTTCTGGAAGAGTGTTTGCGTCAGATAATTTAGGCGCAGACACTTCTTTTGTTGTTGATTGTTGCTCTTTTAGAGCGTTAAGTCTAGCTTCATCAATAGATAAAGCAGCGATTTTTTTCTGTGCTTCAATCTGAGCAGCAGCATCAGAGTTCTCTATTGCTAGTGCTAATTGTTTTTGAGCAGAATCTAAACCGTCTTTGACTCTATTTTCAAACTGCTTAACATAATCTTCATTAACTTTTGAAAATTTTGTTTCAGTAGTTTTTCTTTTTTCCTCTACACCTTTTGCATAATCTAAAGCAGCTTTTTCTCGTCTCTCTGCTTCTCGCATTTTACGAGTAAGATTAGCAATACGTTTTTGGACTCCTTTACTATAATTTTCTAGTTTGTCGTCCTCTTGTTTTTCCTCTTTTGATTTTACTTCACCACCTTTTTCTAACTTAGTTTCTCTTTCATTTTCGTATGTTTTATCTGTATCTGCTGTATCTGATTTACTTTCTGTTTCTTCGACTTGGATATCTGCGATACCACCAGTCTCTTCTTTTTTTTCTTCAGGTAAATCTATATCAACATCAGGTCCTGATGTATCAATATCAACCGTTTTCTTTTCTTCTTCTGGCATAGTTTACTCCTTCCTATGTTTAGAACTCATGCAAGATGTCCTCTGGACTATCAATTGTCGCTAACACTTCATCGTCGTTTAGCAGACGCATTTCCCCACCATCTATTTTGATTCGGCTACCTGCATAACGTGCAAACATAACCCAATCTTTTTCTTTACACCATGGACCCTCGGGATATCTCTCCTTATCCTTATAACATTGCGGACCCATAGCCATTACTAATCCTACTTGTGAAGCGACTTGTTGTCGTTCCAATGTAGTTTCAGCTAAATGTATTCCACCTTTAGTTGTCTCTTTCATTTTGAAAGGTAAAACTAACATTCTCCAACCAGTTGGCTTTGGTAATTTTGGTTCTTCTTTTGAATTTTTTACACCAACAAGTTTATTGTTTGGTGTTAATATCGATGACTGTTCCTTTTTCATTTTGCTCCTTATCTTCTAGCAGGTTAGAGAGTTCCTGTCTGACGGCTTCTAAGCCGTTTATCTGTCCTATTATATAACGATACTTTTCCATATTGTCAATACTGCCGGACGTTACATTTAATGACAAAGCTTGGATTCGATTATTTATAAACTTTATAAGTCTATTTATTATTGCTTCTAATTGCATCTTTCCCTTTTTTAAAAATTGCAGCGACTTTTGATTTACCCATAACCTTGGCTCGCTGTTCTCCAACGGTTAAAATTTGAATTTTTCTAGCAAAAGGTTTTTTAATTTTTTTAACTTTTGCCACAGTTTTTCTTGCATCTGTTGGCGTCGCAAATTTAATTCCAACAGTATCTTTTGGATTTTCATCTGTGTATAATCTCCTTCCTGATCCTTTTGGTTTTTTACCAGTCCCTACTTTAGGGTCTCTATTTTTTCTCATTTAGCACTTCCATCTTCTTCGTGCCTGCCTGATTCGTGAATTAGGATCGTTTCTTGTTTTTGCTGAAGCTCTTTTGAGCTGACCTAATGATCTCGCGCAGTATGATTTTCTACGTTTAGCAGCTTTTGATCCTGGTTTCACTTTACCAGTCACGGCTGTTTTTAGTTTAGAGCCAGGATTTAATCTTCTATAGGCTTTGACCCCGGCTCGTGTCATACCTGCTCCAGCCTTTGTAGGCCTGAAGTTTTTTTTATTTCTAGCTGGCATAGTGCCTTTTGAATAGTCTTTTCTCATTACATCATACCCATTCTTTGTCGTTTCATCATGAAACCACCACCCATTGCTTTTTTTCTTTTTGCAAATGTTGCAACGTTTGTAGGTTTTCCACCTACACCTTGTGCTTTACTTCGCTTCCTTGCAACGGCACTCCGTCTCTGGGATTCTGTCATGCTTGCCGCTTTTGCAGCAGGGACGCATTTTGGATATTTTCTTTTTGAACCACTTGCAGATTTTCTTCCACATTTATTAAATCCTCCACCTTTTTTCTTGGAACCTATATCTACCCAATCTTGCTTGAACCATTCCTTTAAACCGCCCATTACGAATTCTTTCCGACGGCTTCCCTATTCATTCCTTTTGTACAGATTCCACCGCCTTTTAAACCTTGTCTTTTTAATCTCGCAGTGGCTTCAGTTAATCCACCACCCATCATTTTTGGTTTAGCTGGTCTTATAGGACCACCCATAGCTTTACTAGGTTTTGGTCCTCTAAAGTCTTTACGTTTTACGCCAGAAGGATCTTTTATTTTACCTGCACAAATTTTAGATGCGTAGGCGTTAGGCATAGGCAGACGGGTAAACTTTAAATTTACGCTTCGCTGCCGATTTTCCTCTTGGACATAGTTTAGTCATTATTTTTTTCTCGCTGTTTGTTTTGCTCTTGCAAAGTTAGCTGCAGTTGGTGCACCTTTAGCACCTTTCTTACGCATTTTACCACCACGTTTTCTCTTAGCGTGGATGTTTGCATATAAACCTGGACGAGCCATTATTTAACTGCTCCGCCTTTTTTCATATATCCCATTTTGTTTCTAACTTTAGTTGGTAATTTAGCTAGACCTGGGTTTTTTTTAGAGTCAACTTTTTTAAGGTTTTTCTTTTTTTTAGGTCCGAATGCTTTTTTAATTTTTTCGACGTCACCACCTATTCTCATCATAGGTTTTTTCATCATCATTCCGCCACCCATTTTGTTAGCTCTACCACCAGCTTTGAAACCAGGGACTTGTTTATTAAATCTTTTGTTTGGCATTATTTTTTTCCTCCGTTTCTAAAAATTTGTGTGCCCTTTATACCATATATGCTCGCGACCACAAGTATCCAGAGATTTGTAAACCATGACGGGAGCTGTGAAAACATTTCGAAGAACAATTTTACTTTGTCCATAGCAGTTGGGTCGTCTGATACAACTGCCCAGGCCAAAATAGCTACGGGCAAACTAAGAATTATCAAAACTGCCTCATCTTTCCAGTCTGATTGTCGGGCTTCTAATAATTTTCCTTGGTAAGCTTCCTCACCACGAGCCATACGATCAGCATGTAAGAGTTGTGCCTCTGACATTGCCATTTTCGTCTTCTGTTTGTTAGCGTAAATCTTACTTCCTGCAGAGACGGCTAATTTTATTGCCGATAACCACATAATTAGTACGCTTTTGAGTTTCTTTTCTTTTCTGCTAACATTCTTTTCTGACCGCCAACTGGCATTTCAGGTTTTCCTGTAGCAATGTAGTTAAAAGCTTTGTCTGCAGTCGTTTTAGATCTAGGATCTATTTCAACACTCTGTTCTGCAACTTTTACTTCTTGTATTTTATCAAGTTTTTCCATTTTTACTCCTTTTTTCTTAATCTTCGTCTATCATAACTTGAGCTTGTTGTACACCAGTCTTTGCAAGACTAACTCCAGCTCGTAATTTTGCTAAATCTTCGTTTTGTTCCATCTTATCTTCAGCTAATTCTCTTGCTTGCATTAATTTTGCTCTATTTAAGTCTTGATTTGCTTGATCAGCTTCTTTTTTACGTTGATTTTCCATTGCTCTTAGGTCAACTTCACGAGATTTTAATTTTAAAAGCGGATCTGCATCAAATTGTGACGTAATTTCTTTTTCTTCTTTGGCAAAATCAGCTGTTAACTCAGCAATTAACACAGATTTTCGCGCTTCCATGTCTTGAGAAATTTTTTGAAGTTGTTTTGCGGCCATTGGATCTTGTTTTGCCCTCATTTGTAGCTGTTGTGCTTGTTGTAATGTCTCTGCGAACTCTAATTCTACTTGTTCTTGTCCCATTAAACTTATGTGTTCAAGAATATTTTTTTGCATTGCAGCCATAATAGGTGGATTATTTCTAACCATGTTAGTTGACATGAAATTTAAGTGTGCTGTAACGTGTGCTCGGTGATCTTGACCACGAAAAGCTTGAAAAGGTTTGCCTCCTAAAGCATTTATGTGTTCTAAAGCAGGGTCTATTGGTTGCATTGGAGCTGGTGGAGGTAATATTGAATCAATATCTTTGACACCAAGAGCCTCATACATTTTTCTGTAAGCAGAATATAAATTATGAATTTGTGGATTTGATGAAGCAAGTTGTAATTCTGTTTGTGCTATTGTAATTCTTTGTGCCATTGAAAAAATATTTGGATCTGCAACAGGTAAAATGTCAACTCTATCATCAAAATCCATTTGTTTGATTTCTCTTTGACCACCAACAACATCAAAAGGATATACTGGTGGTAAATAAGTTTTAAATACTTTTGCTAATAATTTAAATTCTGTTTTCATTGCAGAATATAATCTTTTGTGTATTGCAGACATAACTCTTGAGCCACGCTCTAACAATGCAACTGTTGTTCCAACAGCAGCTTGTTGATTACCATCACCAACTTGCATATCAGCTATCGCTGCAAATCTTTGACCTGCACCAACTACAACACCCATCAATTGTAATAATGTTTGTGATGGTTCTTTGTATGGTAAAGGCATAAATGCATCTCTAAGATTACCCCCCGGTGCATCTACATCTCTGAACTCACCAGGTTGTAATGGTGATGCTTCATCTCTAACTCTTATGCCTCTTTGTTTAAATCCTGCAGGTAAATTAGATAAAGTTCCTGCATCTAATAATTGACGGAGAGCAGCCGTTGCGGTTCTGCTCAATCCGCCAATCATATGAATTAATCCAAAGCCATAAAATCCAAGACCCGGTAAGAATTTAAAGTGGACAAAATAATGGATCTTATTTCTCTTTGGATCAGTTGGTTCATAGTTACGTCTGATAGATAAAACTTTTTGACTAGCTTCTTCAACCGTAACTATGTAGGGTAATTTAATTCCTGTTGGATTTAATTCGTCATCTTTATCTTCAAAGCCTTCTAAATCTAAATTTACATGACACTCTAACAAAGTATAAATATCTTCTTGTCTACCAGTTTTTTTAGTTCCTGTAAGTTCTCTTTCTTTTTTAGTTAACTCATCATTAGTGTCTACACCAGGAGGACCTAATTCTACATCAGAATAAAAACCACCTACTTGTTGTTTTCGTAAATCATTTTCTGACATTTTTATTACATGTGTAATTGATTCTGCATCGTCTAAAGATGTTGCACTATAAGGAACAATTAAATCTTCTGCAGGAATAAATTTTGATACAGCTCTTCCTAGTAAATCATCATAGTAAACTTTTTTAAATGTAGAACCTGCGAGTGGTAAATGAAATAACATTTGATCAAACTCAGGTTCATACTCTTCCATCTTTTCCATTAGCTCGTAATTCATATAATCTTTTACACGTTGAGATTGGGCTTGCTTCATTGGATCAGATTTACCTACAACTTGTGTTCTAACTGGTCCTTCAGCTGGTAATAATTCTTTGTAAGCTCCGGCTTGAAATTGTGTTACAGCTTCTGCTAACACAGGGTGTGTTGCACCTGAAGCTCCTTGAAATGGCTCTGTTCTGTTTTCATATTTAAATCCTAAAAGATCTAAACCTTGTATGTATCCTTGTTCCCAATCTTTTCTTGATGTTTTGTATTCTTTGTAGTTTGCTACTAATTCTATTCCGATAGGTTTTAAAATATCTTCTGGTAATAATTCTGCTAAATTATCAAAGTGACCTGGCTGTCCTTCTACGTTTACTTTGCTTGGATCAAAATTTACTTCAACACTACCATCTTCATTTGGTGTAACCTCTACGCCAGGATCTTGTGCTTCTACTACTTTCTCCTGTTCAATTTCTATTTCTTCTTGAGGATCAACCTCGATCGATGTTTTTACGTTTGGTAACGATTTGTCTATATCTGCCATTTATATTCTCCGGGTTTGTTATCTTAACCTGTTTTAGAGGAACATTCAACCCCTGTGGATTAGGCCCTCTTTTAGGTGGTATTGTTCTAGTTAGCTTTTTCATTTTTAATAAACTCTAATAATTCATCCATATCAAGATCTTCAACCTCTTTCATTTTACCATCTACATCAGGAAATACGCTACCTTCATTATATTCTTCCGGATCTCTAAGAGTTGTTTGACTATCAGGATCTGCATCAGCTTTTGCTGGTTTATATTCAAGCACATCTTGTGATCTAATTCCCTCTTCTACGTCGTCTCCAGATCTTATTATACCAGTATTAATTTTTTCAATTCTAATTTCTCCTGTTGCAAGATCTTCATACAAATCATATCCTTTGTAAGAATATACGTTCTGTAAATTTTGCGTGGCATTTGATTTAGTCGTATCACGACCTTTTGCTTTAATTATATCTACCAAATCAAAAAAGTATTGTGGTGGACCAGCAGGAGCTGTCGCTACTTTTTCTGCAACTTTTGTAGTTTTCGCTACCTCATCTCCTAGACCCAACATTTTTGCTAAAACAACCGTGGCACCTGCACCTGTTGTTTGTAAAAACTCTCTTCTAGTCATGCCTCTAGATTCTAAAGTTTCATCAATTTCTTTTACTAAAATTTTTTGAGTTGACGTATCTACAGGTAAATTTTTCTTTTTAGCGTAAGCTCTTAATAATTTAAGACCAGGAAATACTGGAGCAGTAACTTCTGCACCAAGACCAATTGTATCTGCAAAAACTTTAGGGCCAACAGTCATGCCTCTATCTTTTTGTTTCTGTTCTTCTTCTTTAATTAATTTATCAAGACCAACAAATTTTTCTGTTGCCGTTGGTGTTATGTTTTCTAAAAATTCTGAAAATATTCCTGTGCCTTTAATTTTAAATGGTAATATTCTTTTACGTAACTCTGTGTAGTCTTGCACGTAATCATTTTCACCTGTGCCTGTAATTCTAAATGGGCCTTTCTGTATCATATCAGATACTAGTTTTCCTGTCGCCGGCAAAATTCTTACAGCAAATTCTCCAATACGTAAACCTGATCGAGCTAATACATCTGCATAGTATGGATAGTTTCTTGGATCAATGATGTCATTTAGTACCTCAATAGGATTCATGGTTTCTTTGTAACTTTGTATCTTTGGTAATTCTGCATCAGGATTTGTTAAAAAATATTCTAGTTCTTTTGCAAAGTCATCATTTGCTCCTGCTGCACCACCATTGCTAAATCCTGCACGGCCACCATGTGCCATAAAATCTAGTAACGTTTCATCTGGTGTGACTAAAGATTTTATTATTGGAGATAACTCAGGTTTATCTTTTTTAAGATTATCTAACACAGAAAGGTCAACACCTTTCTCCTCCATAAATTTATTTCTAGCTGCTTCTATTTCTGCTTTTGACGCGGGCATCTCACCATAGTCAACAAAAGTTAGGTTTGGTAAAATAGTTTGATCAAATTCTAGTTGTGCTTTTCTAGCCTCTAAAACTTCTTTTGGAGTTCGTTCTATTACATTTTTTAAATAGTCTTGTGCAGCAGTTACTTCATAAGGCATTTCAAATTTTGCATCTTTTCCCATTGCTTTATCTACAGCAAAATCAAAACCACCTTTTGCTAGTGCAGGTAAGTTAGCTATACCTTCAAAAAATCTTCCAACAACATAAGTAGCAGTTTCTTTTCCAGATACACCTGCTCTAGATGCTTCACTTGCATCAAGCGCTGCAAACATAGGATCTAAAACAACAGCCGCTTTACCAAAGGTTCTTAAAGTTTTGTTAGCTATATTTTTAACTTGTTTAATAGGTATATTAAGATCGTCAGCTATTGTAGATAATATATTGTCAATAGGTAGGCCTGAGTTTAATCTATTTGTTAGTATACTATTATATTTTTTCTTTACATTTTTTGAAGCAGCTTCCATAGAAGCTATTCTATTCATTTCAAAAATTTTTAATTTTGTTAAATCATCTAACTGTTGTTTAGTTATGTTTTTATTTAAAAGTTCTTTTGGTATATTATCTGTATTAGCTAAATTAATTTTTAATCTTTTTCTATTCGCTTCTTTACTTAATATTGATCTCTGTAAATTTCCTTCGTTAGTTAAATATTTTTTTCTAAAATTTTTAAATTCTAATTCACTCACTCCTTTAAACATGTCTAAAGGATCAACGGGGTTTTTTAAAAAATTACTGCCAAATGTTGTCCCATCACTAAGTCTAACAACTTTATTACCTTTTGATTTAAAAACTAAACCTGTTAAAGTTTCATCAGATTTGTCTAAAAGTTGTTTTTTAAAATTACCTTTTTGTGCATCGTAATCAATATCATTTTGTATCATATATTGAACAGCGTCCGCATCATTAAATTTATTTATAATTTTAAATTGAGATTTTTGAATCGCTTTAATTTTATCATCAATATTACCAGGTTGACCAATTATCTCATTAATCTCTGATGGCGTGTAAGTCAGTTTATCTAAAGTAATTAATTCATCGCTAAATAAACTATATATATTACCGGCGTGTCCCATATCTACTTTTAGTTTTCTTTTACCTGCTAAAGGACTATCTTTTTTTACACCACCTCTTGCTTCGATAGCTTCATATCTAGTTTGTGCAATATCTGATTTTGTTTTTATTGGAAATTTTTTCTTTGCAAAATCAGTTCCTGATCCACTTACAACTTGTGATTTTAAAATTTTATCCACCTCGTTTGGAATTTCTAATTTAGATATATCGTAAAAATTTTTACCTTTGACCATTTTTTTAGGAAAATCAAAAACAGTAGCAAAGTTATTTGGGTCTCTACCTTTGCCAACAAAAATATTTTTTTCTTTTGCTGCTTTCAACATTTCTTCTCCAGTTACAAAACCCTCAGGTATATCTCTAGGTATGTTTCGTGCACCACCTACTCTATTTTTAGGATCATTAAGATAATCTGTTTTATATTTTTCTGCCTCTGCTTCAGTATCAAAAAAATTATATTCTTTATCTTTAGGCATTCGAATTGCAAATTTACCTTTGTTCTTTCCTTGTCTAATTTCATAAACTTCACCATCTTTTAATGTTGGCAACTCACCTTTGACTCTGGCTCTATTTTTTTCATCAAATATTTTTTTTAATTGTTTTTTAGTCCCAACATAATTATTAAAAATTTTTTCACCATTTTCATCTAAACCTTCATATAATCTCATAGAAAAAGTGCCTGTAGGCATTTTTTTACTAAATCTATTTCCTTCATATATTTTAGGTTTAATTATATTTTCAAATTTAACTGGACCTGCATATTTAAAATCAACTCTACCACCATCAGCTAGATTATCTTTGAACGCATTTTCAAACATCTCTCTTTCAATTGTTTTAGGTGGAGTGGGTATGCCTTCTGTACCTTCTTGTATAGCGCCTGGACCAAATCTTTCATTAAGTTCTTGTAATACTTTTTCAAGATCAGAGTCTAATACAGCAAGTTTGTTACCAAGACTTTTGTCTTCGTCGTCTATTAATCTATTAGTTATAGGATCAAACGTGTAAGCCAACGATGCCTCCTTCTGCGTTTAGTTCTTTGAATGGTAAGATCATAGAATCAAATTTAGGTTTGGTTCTAATATATTCTCTATAGCCATCTGGGTCTAATACCTGTAATGCTTTTTCAAATCTATTTATGTTTTCACCATGGTACACGATTCTATCCATTCTTATTTTTGGATTGTCTATAAACATGTAGTCTCGACTTGCTTCCGCATTCGGATTTTTGTAAGCGGTGAAAGCTTCCAATTCATCAGATAAGTTTTGTTGTATTTCTGTAGGTGTCATATATTCCAAAGCATCTTTAGGCCCATCTTTTCTTATTGGTTGTATATTGTTTCTTTCAAGCCATTGAAAGATGTCTTCGTTGTCTGGATCAAAGTTATCTAACTTTTCAAACACTTCATCACCAAAATGTTTTCTCCAAATACGAATAGGATCTGGTGCAAAAAAATTAGCACCACCATGATGATGTTTACCTTCTTTTAAATTGTTATAAATTTTATCATCTAATTTTATAATACCTTTGTCATGTAATTTTGTTAAAAAGAAACTACCATAGCCTCTGTATACATCTGATCCAGCTCTGCTATATCCTGGGCCATCGTATAATCTTTTTAATCTTATTTTATTTTTATCATCAAATTTTTTTATTTCATCTCCCTCTTTAAGTTTTTTTGCTGCTTCTTGTATTTTTTCATTTGTCTTTAATAATTTTTCAAGAGCCCCTTTAAATGTTAATTCTTCTGCAGGTGTTTGATCTACTTGAGCAGCGTACACTTCTTCTGGTTTTTTACCCTCGCTGATGATGCCTTTTTCTAATTTATTTTTTTCTGCGGATACTCTTCTATACACACCAAGATTGTAAATGATATTATCCTTTTGTGTTTGTGATAATCTTATGTCTGGATTGTCTTTTAAAAAATTTATAGTCTTGTTAAACTCACCTGCAAGATCTTGTTCATATTCAAACATATATCTGTATCTTTTATCTCTACCTACAGTTTGTATGGAAAAAGGTTTAAATCTACTAGCATCTGTTAATCTTGAATTAACAATCATTAGATTGCCTCGTTGTTCTTTTGTCAGTGCTTTACCTAAAAATTCTACACCTTCTTGACTACTAGCTATACCCCCTTTTGGTCTAGGGCTTGACTCAATTAATTGTTGTAATAATTTTATTATATCATCCATTAATAATACACTCGCTTACGTTTTGCTTCGACTTGATCAACATAGTCCTCTGGGTGTTGTAAAAAGCCTCCTTGTCTAAATCGCATGAGAGCTTGAGTTGTTGAGTCTACAAGATCATCATGATCGCCATATGGAAATGCAGCGCATTCTTCTATGACCTCATCCGCGAACTTTTGCTCGGGAGCCCATATCATACCAGATTCAAACAAAGGTGCAACCGAATTGACACGAGCGTGCTTGTCGTTACCTTTGCTAGGTGTAAAGTTCGTAACCGGTATGTTCATCTTTCTTAACTCGTAAGTCAGTGGTAAACCACTAGCTTTTGCCTCAACGATAACAGACTCAGGTTTCCAATACTCGTATTGTTCAAGAGCCAAGCGCCTTAGTTCAGGGAACTCGTACCTGCCTTTGATAGCATCGAGTAAAATTAAATTAGCACCTTCGTCTTCTGATGGATAGAACACACCCCAAGTTGTGATTGCACTATAGTCAGCTGTTTCTTTTTTTAAAAACGCTGTATCATAAGATTGTATAACATGATGTATCTCTGGTATCTCTTCACCTTTGTACGTTCGCCACCATTCACGTTTTAATATTGCACCTTCTTCTGCCGTAGGGTTTTGCATCCACTGCGCGTTCCATTTACCTGCAGGCAGTGTTGCTTGTACCTTTTCTAATTCGTCTAGCTTCCAATACTCAGGCCATACAGGTTTAGCGTTCTTTGATCCGTGGTCCATGATTGCCGGAAACTCGACCACGTGCCACTGATCTGCTTTAGCCTCTGATTGATTCTTGACTAACATACCTGTTAGATCTTTTGTACTCCAACGAGTCATAACCATCACAATCTTACCACCAGGTTGTAAACGTTGTCGTGGACCTGACGTGTACCACTCGTAAGCAGATTCCATGGCTGTAGGTGATAGTGCATCTTGTTCCGAGTGTGGGTCGTCAATGATTAATAAATCTGCACCACGTCCCGTGATCGCACCACCAACACCAGCTGCGAAGTATTCACCACCTTGCGCTGTCTCCCAACGTCCTGCTGCTTTAGAGTCTTCTTGTAAAGTTGTTTTAAAAATTTTTGAATAATCTGTAGAGTCGATTAGATTCTTTGCCTTACGACCAAATCGTATTGCAAGTTCTGCTGTGTGGGTTGCTTGTATAATTTTTAATTTTGGCTCACGGCCCACCATCCATGCTGGTAGCAAGTAAGATGCAAATTCAGATTTTGTATGCCTAGGAGGCATATTAATGATCAA